AACTACGTGTGACTTAGTAGGGTGACTCGGAGTGCGCTTAGGCTTGTTATAGCCTGCTACTCCTGCCCGTGTTAATCGTGAGTCTTTCATTATCGATACCTTGCTGTCTTTTTTGCTATCTTTTTAGGTTGTCTTACGAACTGTTTGCCTTGATTTGTTCCTTCACGTTTTGCTTTTGATGTTGCTGCATACTCTGCTGCTGTCAAAGACTTACGTGCTTTCTCAGGAAGGTATCTTTCTCCAGTAGCCTTAGCACCTTGAGTGCTAGGTTTACCAGATTTAGTTCCCCATTTTTCCTTAGTCCATTTGGACAAAGACTTTTGTTTAGATGTTTTAGAACCCGAGTAACCGCCACCAGCCTTTTCGTAAGCCTGTGCTAGTAACTGTGCCTTACGAGCAGACCATTGACCAGGATTACCACCTTTAGAACCAGCCATAATGCGGTCCTTAATTCTTTCTCGTAATTCTGGTTTGGTGTATGCCATTATTTCTTCTTTGCTTTAGGTTTTGTATGAGTTAAAACTTTGCTTGCTGCTGTATGAGTTGCACCAGTATGCACTTGACCATTCATCTTATGAACAGGGCCTTTGTATTCTTTGCCATTCTTAAGATAATGCTTGGAAGTCTTGCTCATTATTTCTTCTTGGCCTTCTTCATTACGCCTGAAACTTTCTTCAAACGTGGGTTAGCCTTGATTGCAGCAGGTGATGCCTTACGAGCACCAGCAGCAAGAATTGCTCCAGCACGCTCCATGCTCACACCTTGCTTCTTAGAAATCTCTTTCTGAACTGCCTTAAATCCGCGATGTGCTTTCTTTTTCATTTATTCTTTGCCTTAATCTGCTTGCCAGTCTTGTCATCATAACGACGACCCTGTAGCAACGCACCAAAGACTTGTCCCTTTTGTGCATCGTAATTTTTATTAGCGGCACGAGCACGAGCATTAGCACCTGGAGTAATGTCAGCACTCTGATTGAATGCTTTCTTCCATGCGCTTGCTGTCTGTCCAACTTCCTTAGCCAAGTTATCTAGATATGACATCTTCTTAGCCATTACATGCCACCAAATAGTCCACGCTTTGCAGGAGCCTTTTTAGCAGCCTTCTTGGCAGTCTTCTTTGCAGTCTTCTTCATGACCTTCTTTGAGCCATATTCAACCATGCGCTCTGCTTTGCCTTCTGTCTTTTCGTGCTTCTTTGCTGCTTTCTTAGCAGCCTTCATTCCTGCTGCTGTGTAAGGAAACTTCTTACCCTCTACCATTGGCATTATATTGCTCCCACTTCTTTGAGTTTAGATACTGTCTTATTTTGGATTATCTTGCTATCTCCCATGGTGTTCGCATCAAATGCCTTACCCATGACATCAGAGGCACGACGTGCTTCCTGAATTTTTTTCATGCTTGTTCCAGCAGGTTGAATCCCATCGGCACGTGCTGCACGGTAGGCTTCTAACTCACCGTCCCACTTCTTATTACTTACCATCTTTTGAGATGATGCATCTCCTGGACTCATTTGAAGTCCAATTACCTTGCATCCAAAGCAACCTTCAACATCCTCTGGATGGTCTTGTCTGTGTCTCATACCGTCTCCACTGTATATCCTGCTGCTTCAAGAGCAGCCTTTTCTGCAGCATCTACTTCGTAGGAGTATCCTCCTATGTAAGCCTTCTCAGCAGTTTCTATCTCTTCTGAGGATGGATAGCGAAGTTCAAAGTATTCACCATCTATCTTGAGAACTGTGATGCCTCTTACGAGCCTGTAACGACTGAATAAGCGACCTTCACCTGCAGGGCCTTCGCTCACTGTAGGTGTTGTGAATCTATATGCCATTTAGCCTCCTAAGCCGTTTTATGGATAGAGCAGGAGTTTCCCCCTGCCCCACCCATCTAATTACTTAGATTAGATACGAACTGACGAAGCAGTTTCAATGCGGTATAGAGCAGCCTGGCGATAGATAGCCCAGTTGATGATACCGTGCCAGCCGACTGGGCGGAAACGGTTCAACTTGTCTACAACGTTACCAAACTCAATGCTTGGTTCCTTCCATACTGCCTCAGCAAGTGCTTGCTGTCCTAGTACGTAAGTGTTGTAAACGCGTGCCTTTGGAGTAACTGTAAGTGTGTTTGTTCCAACAGTTCCTGAGTTAGCGACAGACACTGTAAGTGTTGTGTTTGTAGCGCCAACTTCAATTGCTGTAATCAAAGCAGATGTACCTACGTTAGTACCTGAGATTGCATCTCCTACCTCAGCAAGGCCACCGAATGCGCCATTTGCTACTACGATTGTGAATGCACCTGAAGCACCGCTTACTGCAGGAGCAGTAGCAAGTGCTGTTAGTGCTGCACCTGAGATTGTATTTGTCATACTTGGTGCTTCAATGAAACGAACACCTTCCCATGCGCCTAGTTCACCAGCAAGTAGTGGACCAGCATTCTGGTACTCGTGTGGTGTACGCCAGATGTTGTTACCTGTCTCTGTACGGAGGTCATGTGAAACTTCTGGGTGGATGTATGAAACATACATTCCGCCACGAGTAGCAACATTAGCAGCGCGCAACTTTGTTACAGCGTAACGTACGTCGCGACCCTTGAATGTGTCTGTTGTTGTGATTGTTGACTTTGCTGCAGTTGTTGAAAGTGCACCAGCAGATTCGCGGATGACGTTTGTACCTGCATCAAGAACAGCAGCAACACCAGCATCCATTGTCATTGCCATGTTGAATGCGACTGCGTTAGCAATCCATGGGTCTACATCAGCAAGAGTCATAAGTGACAACTTGCGTGTTGGAAGTACTACGCGACCTAGTTCTTGCTGTGTAACATCAAGAGTTGTTGTCGCTGGTAGTGCTACTGCATCTGGGTCTACAGTTTCAGCGAGTGTTGCACCAGCAATTGTGGTGTCAGCAATATCGTTGTGGAACTGGAAACGGATTGAAGAACCGTCGTGAGTTGGGTTTCCGACCTTCTTGTCCGCGATTGCGCGGAACTGTGGTGTGTTACGCAAGTTGAGTTCAATCAACTTGTCATACGCCATAGTTACAAGATTGGAACCTAACCCAGAGGTTGTTGTTGAAAAGACATCTGCCATTTGGAGATATCTCCCTTCTGGTTAGTGTGCGGTTTTAGTTACCGCTTAGAATGGATAAAATCTCATCCTCTGAACCTGCATTCGTAATACGATTGAGCAAGTCATCTGATGAGGCTGGTGTCTCAGCCCCTGTAAGTGCACTATCCATACGTTGCATCGCTGCGATATCCTGTTGGGCAACCTTTGACTTTTCTGATGGCTTATATCCAAAGACATCGCCATTACTGTCTAGCCAGGCCCCGATAGCATCTTCAGATGCTTCGATATCTGATGGTACGAATTGTGCAATCTTAGGATTGACACCTCGGGATGCAAGTGCATCCTTCAAAATCCGCTCTTTCTGGGACTTAGTTAGGTCACCCAAAGTTGACTCTAACTCCTTGTTTCGCTTCTGTTCAGCCTTGAGGGCCTTACGAAGTTTCTTTACTAGGTCGGTATCAGCGTCAAACGATTCAAAATCGTTATCTTCTTCGTCATCCCATATGTTGTCGCGGTTATCGCTCATAGCGATTTTCTCCCTTTGTTAGTAGTTGTCGCACACCTCAATCACAGACGGGGTATCTGTTCCTGGCTTGTACTATCGGTCTTGTACACTTCACGGGGCCGATGGGTCCGCAAAGGATTTTTATATGATGCTGCTAGCGCTGCCGCTAGTTAGGCCGTAACGGCTCATACCTGACTGACCTTGGAAGGCCTTGATATTCTGTTCAGCAAGTTTCTTACGACGCTGTGAAGCCATTCCTAAGAACTGCTCTGACTCAAGTTCCTTCTGAATAACTGGAGCAAGTGCGCTTGCGCTCTCACCAGTCTTCTCATACATACCTGATAGGGCTGTAACTGGATTCAACTGCTGAGCAATATTCTCATATCCTTCACCAGCAAGGTTGCTGACTTGTGCCTCAGAGTAACCAAGTGCTGTTAAACGAGCAGCAGTAGCCTGAGCAGATGCTGTATCAAGAGTGATACCTGCATTACTGCGACGTACTGCTTCTGTAGCAAATGCTGCAGTCTTACGGCGAGATTCAAGTTCGATAGTACCAATTGAAGGGTCTAAGAAGAAACTTGTTAAGTCTGAGCCATCTGCAATATATCCTAAGTCCTTAAGAGTCTTAAGATAATTAGGGTCAGCATTGATTCCACGAAGTCGTGAAGCATTCATGCGTTCATCTAGTTCAGCAACAGAAACATCATTTTGTAGATACTTCTGAATAGA